AAGAAGCAACCGAGGTCCTTGTGAGTGACCTCATTCGGAAGGAGATCTCCTTTGCATCGATGCTTGCATCTGTGAACCAGATCCATGATCCAGATCCAATGACAATCGAGGACTTGGCTCACTTCTACACAAGAGGCCGTCAGATCTCTCCTGTTGGGAACCTCATGCTCCTCAAGATGCCAATGAAGGCGGTCTATGAAGGGCTGAAGGAAGCAGTGGCTCTGTTCCTCCTACTCTCCTCAAGTCAAGATCCCTTCAACGAGGACTACAACTGTCTCCAAACAGTGAGGGGACTCAACCTCCCGTGGGCAGGATTCATGAAGAAACTGATGGAAGCCAATTGTTCCCACGCCTTCCTCGCTCATGTCGCCGAGGTCGCTGGCATCGACTTCGACAGCGTGGTTACCCCGCGGGTGAACCCAGGGATCGCGGCAACCTTCGTCGGGGAGTGTGTCCTTAAGAGCATGAGGGCCAGTCATTCCTTCCCTCAGCCGCATCTGAGGATGAAGATCACCACTCCGACGGCGATCCTCCATCGAGGGCTCGAGAATCGGATCCGGGCAGGATGTTTCAGCTTCCTGATCAATCCTGACTGTGTGAGAGTAGTGGAGATTCTTGCGCAACAGCGCGATCCTGACCTTGACGGACTCTCTGATCCAGCTTACCGCGCAGTCCTGTTCATGGTTCTTACCCATGTGGCGGAGCCTGTCTGGGAGGAGGACATCTCCTGGCTGCTATCGCCTTATCAAGGCCCTACAGTCATCCCCTGGTTTCCACAGTGGCAAGATTTCTTGAATGGATCTCTCAGCCCCTCCTCCCTGGACCCGCCCCCTTGGGCAAAGGAGCTTCTCCACCGGGTGACACAGACTTGCGGAGTTGAGTTGGACACATGGACCCGGTGGCTTCGGAGGACTGTGAGACGTCACGGAACCAAGAGGGTTACAGAACTGACCTGTGTCCAGGTAGAGCTCTACAACATGAGTGTCTCATACTGCTTGGTTCGCGCCGCAGATCGTCAACCCGGACTGAATGATTTCGAGCAAACGGAGAGCAAAGTCATCCCTGTCGACCTCGAGGGCTCTTACGCAATAAGCGTCGATTTCCCTCTCTCGTCAGGTGTGATTAGCCTGATGCATCTGAGATTCGGTGTTGCACAATCAGCTGTCGAGCCTTCAGTGATCTCCTACGCGATCCAGGGTCAGTCTGTGTTCGATCTCACTCATCTCTCTCGGTGTGGGGGTTACGGAACTACTTCTTGCGTGAAGCTCGACACCATCCTAAGGGGGATCACTTGGAGCGCTCCGGATGACTGCCTTGAGGGGCATATCGTGTGTCTCGCCGATGGGCACGGGGGTGATACGAGATCTCTCTGTGATCGGTTTC